AGTAGGGCCAGACCCGGCAATCCTCGCTGCTCAGAAAGCAGCAGGAGCGTCTCGACAAGCAAGAGGCCGAGCAGGAATCGGCCAAGGCTGCCAGAGAGGCCAACCTGTCAGCTCAGCAAGGGCGCTCAGGCTTCTCTACATTGTTCGCCAAGTCTGGCGAGACCGGCGTCAAAGAGACCCTCGGGTCTAAAGCTTAGGGGGCTCTCATGTCAGTTGAGGCAACAGTCAAGCGTTCAGCGGCGGCTTTTAAAAACAAAAGCGATTGGGAATCCATCCTTCGCGATGTTTATGAATTCGCCCTGCCGATGCGGAATTCTTACGAGGTCCAGTCCAAGGGCGCCCCTAAGATGGACCGGGTATTCGATTCCACGGCCATCAGGTCGACCAATAAATTCGCGGCCTCTCTACAGTCTAAGCTGACGCCGCCATTCCAACGGTGGGCAACCTTTGAGGCAGGCCCATTGATCCCGGAAGAATTCAGGGAAGAAGTCACGGACAAGCTGCAAGAAGTCGAGATGAAGACCTTTGCGGCAATCCACCAAAGTAATTTCGACGTTACCATTGGCGAGTTCTATCTCGATCTAGCCTCCGGCACCGCTGCAATGCTGATGCTGGAAGGTGACGACGCCTCGCCTCTTAACTTCCAGGCAGTACCCAATGCTCAGGTCGGCATCGATGAGGGGCCTATGGGCTCCGTTGATGGCGTCTTCCGAAAGCACAACATTAAAATTCGGAACATTAAGCGCACCTGGAAAGAGGCAACGGTGCCTGAACGGCTTATGACCATGTCCAATAATGACAGCGAGGCCGAGGTCGAGGTCATCGAGGCAACCTTCTTCGAAGTCGAGAAAAACAGCTACACCTATCAGGTTATCCTCAAAGGCGACAACAAAGAGCAGCCTGCCGAGATGATGGTCAAGCGTAAGTATGAGGAGCATCCCTGGATTATCGTTCGCTGGATCAAGGCTCCCGGTGAAGTCTGGGGTCGCGGCCCTCTCATGGTAGCCCTGCCCGACATCAAGACCCTCAACAAGGTTAAGGAGCTGATCCTCAAGAATGCTTCTTTCGCCATTGCCGGAGTATGGACGGCAGCCGATGACGGAATTCTCAACCCGTCGACGGTTCGGATTGTCCCCGGCGCTGTGATTCCTGTTGCTCCTAATGGCTCCGGTTTGACCCCTCTCGAGTTTGGCGGTCGTTTCGATGTAGCATCGTTAGTGGTCGAGGACTTGCAGAACAGCATCCGACAGGCCTTGCATGATGTTTCGCTTCCTCCTGTCACCGGGGCAGTTCGTTCTCCTACCGAAATTATTGAGCGGGTTAAGGAATTGCAAGAAGACCTCGGCGCACCGTTCGGGCGTTTGATGGTCGAGATGGTGCGGCCAATCATCCAGCGGGCCATCAACATCCTGCAGCGAAAAGGCATCATCGACGCGCCAATTAAGGTCGACGGCCTCGGCGTGAAGGTGACGGTCACTTCTCCGCTTGCCAAACTCCAGGCCCTGACAGAGATCGAGGACGCCGTCCGGTGGCTGGCGATCAACTCCGAGCTGGGCGAACAGATTGTCCTGCAAGGCGTCAAGGTCGAGGACTTCCCAAGCTGGTCGGCTGACAAGATGGGAATCGACAAGGCTCTGGTTCGGGGCGAACAAGAACGTGAACAACTCCAAGCAATGGCTGGGGCAGCGGCGGCTCAGGGGACGCCAATTCCCATTGAAGGATCAGGTCAAGGCCCGGTCCCGATAGAAGCTTAACCAATCCCCTCTCTCTCTCAAGGAAACGTGAATGAATAACCATATTGAACAAATGCTCTCCAACGGGTGGGGCGGGATTGACAACCCCGAGAACCTGACGCCAGAGCAGCAGGCCAAGGCCAACGAAGAAAAGAAGAAGCAGGAGGCGGAGGACAAGAAACTCAACTCCGCGATCTTCGCTGCTTTCTCGAGCGGTCCCGGCGCTGTCTATCTCGAGTGGCTGAAATCCAGAACGATCGATCAGCCATGCTATGTCCCCACATTGGGCGATCAAGCTTATGCCCATGGCCTCGTTCGCGAAGGTCAAAACTCCATGTACCGGGAGATCGTCCGGCGCATGGCATTGGCGATGGAGGGTTAGGACATGACAGAGCTCGGCGGCATTGCCGGTGATGCGCTAAAGCAATTCATCGAACGGGTCGAGCGCCTGGAAGAAGAGAAGAAGGCGCTGGCCGAAGACATCAAGGAGGTTTACGCCGGGGCCAAGTCTCAAGGCTTCGACGTTAAAATCCTCCGTAAAATCGTGGGCCTTCGCAAGCTCGACGCCTCCGACAGGGCAGAGCAGGAAGACCTTCTCGACATCTACAAGCGCGCAATAGGGATGGAATAGTAATGGATCAAGAACTTCAAACGGCCCTCGATAGCCTGGATCACGGCGACGACGCACACTGGACACAAGGCGGCTTGCCTAATCTAAACGTCCTCAAGGAGAAGGTCGGGCATCCGGTCAAGCGTGACGATGTCCCGAAAGAATTTGTTAGGGATGAAAGCCAGGGCCTACACGATGATCCCGAGCCCGGTATGACGCTTAAACAAAAGGTCGGCGTGATGATCGTCGCCCTTAGTGAGCACCGGCCCTTACCAATCGACCTCGACCTCGCGGTCCGGGCCATGAATAAATGGAGTGCTAAATAATGGAATGGTGGAAAAACTTGCCGAAAATCTACAGGGGGCCTGATGATGGTGCAGGAAGTGGCGGCTCAGATGGTGGGAGCAGCGATGGCGGCCTTATGGCAAACCATCAAGACGATTCCGGTGAAGGTGGCGGTGACGCTGGTGACACCGGGGGCTCTGGTGGGGACGGTTCTGGGGGCGATGCTGGGGGCGGCGACGGCTCTGGCGCTGGCTCTGGTGGAGATGTAGAGCGGCCTGAACATATCCCCGAGCAGTTCTGGAATAAAGAAAAGGGCGAGGCCACCCTCGAGGCCTGGGGCAAATCGCACTCTGATCTCAGAGCCGAGATGAACCGCCTTAAACAGAACGGTGATGCCAAGGCTCCCGAGACCGCCGAGGAGTATATGAAAGATTGGAGGATGCCGACCGGCGAGGACGGGGCCGAGCTTTCAAACCTCCGCGATATTCCAGAGGACGACCCTATTATTGGCGTCTTTGCTAGTGCTGCCCATAAAGCAGGCTTGGCACCGGAGGCCTTCAACCAAATTCTTTCCGATGTCCTTGTCGGAATGAATGGTCATATGCCAGCGCCCTTTGATGAGGCTGCGGAGCTAGAAAAGCTCGGCGGCATTGAACAAGGCAAGGCGGTCGTCGGCCTCAATAAACAATGGCTCCAGGGAATGCGAGCTGCCGGAGACATCACCGACCAGGAACTCGCTCGAGGCGTTTCGATGTGTAGCGATGCTCTCGGCGTCCAGCTCCTCAATAAGCTGCGAGTCGGTTCTGGCGAAAAACCTGTTCCGGTTAGTCTCGGCCAGGGCTCGACGGGCAAATCCAAGGCAGAGCTTGAGGCAATGTATGCCGATCCTCTCTACCAAGACCCGGGTCCGAAAGGCGAAGCTTACCGCGAGAAGGTCTCCAAGGCCGTCCTTGAAGCTGTCGGCACGGCTCCGGCCTCGTCATCTGATCAGGTTTCGTTTATCAATTCTTGATCTCGGCTAGTCGGCATTTGAATGCTGCCTGTCAAACTCAGGCCGCTCGGTAAAACGGGCGGCATTTTCTTTACAAACCATATCGACTTGTCATATAAGGGGAATGCAATGGCTTTCCTACCTTGCAATGATGGGGGTGTGTCTGGTTCCTCAAAACCATTAAATCGCACCCCCTGACCAGGTGGAAACAACCAAGCAAGGCACAGCGAGCCATAATCGCAGCTAGGCGACCCGAAACCCAGGTCGCGGCAATCCGGGAAACCGGACCCGCCAACGAGGCAAAGGCAATCGACCGGCGTTGAACGTAATTTTTCAACCCTTGAGGAGATTGGCAAATGTCCAAAACTCTTACAGCTAATGCAGTCACCGAATTTGATATGGAAGTGAAACACGCATATCAAGGCGCTGGCAAGCTTCGTCCGACCGTTCGCCTCCGCACCGGAGTCGTCGGCGGAACCAAAGTATTCCCCAAAATGGGCAAAGGCACCGCGACCCCTCGCGTACCTCAGTCTGACGTTGTCCCGATGAACGTCGCGCACACCAAAGCAACGGCCACCCTGGCCGATTGGAATGCGCCTGAATATACCGACATCTTCGACCAACAGAAGGTCAACTACCAGGAACGCGCTGAGCTTTCCGAGGTAATTGCCGGAGCCATTGGCCGGCGTGAAGATCAGATCATCATCGATGCAGCCGATGCCGCATCCTCGACTCTGACTGTTGCCAATGATATTGGCGGCACCGACTCCGACCTTAATGTTGCCAAGGTTCGCCGTGCAGCTCGTCTGCTCGATGACCAGGGCGTCCCAGGCCAAGACCGGACCTATGTCGGCTCGATGTTCGGCAAGGAAGCCATGCTTGGTGAGACCGAAGTCACCTCCAGCGATTACAACTCCGTCAAGGCGTTGGTCGATGGCGAGGTTAACTCCTTCCTTGGATTTGACTTCGTTTGGATCGAGACCCGCTCCGAGGGCGGCCTCGCCAAAGATGGCTCCAATGATCGGACCAATTATGCCTATCACAAGTCAGCTCTTGGCTTAGCGGTCGGCATCGACTTCAAGACCGAGGTAAACTACATCCCTGAAAAGACCTCTTGGCTTGCCAATGGTCTCTTTGCTGCGGGTGCCGTTGGCATCGATGCCTTGGGCCTCGTCGAAATCACCTGCCGCGAGTCCTAAGTTAGGGTTTGCGGTAACTGAAACGTAAAAGCTAAGGAGAAATTCAAATGGCTTTTCTTAAAGCAAACTTCTCGCCGGTTGGCGCGACATCGGGTCGGGGCAAGGCTCCTTGTGTCTGGTCCTATCGTACCGCTGACACCATTGCCACGGTCAATACTTCCGGTTATTTCGACAATGGCTCAACCACGAATACCGGGATGCGGAACCTGTTGTCGATTGGCGACATCATCCACGTCTCGCAGGTTGATGACGTTGACACGCCGACCAGTGTCACCGCCACCTCAACCTGCACCGTGCTTTCAAATGCATCTGGCGTTGTCGATGTGTCTGATGGCTTGGTCCACGGCGTCACCGACACCGACTAATCCCTGAGAGAGGGCGGGGGCGGTTAGCTTAGGCGCTGCCCCCAACTCGGTCATGAAAACAGTAGTAATATGCGGATCATCCCCAAACGTCTTAAACGAGCTTGCCACTGTGCAGGATCGTATACTTGCCGCTGATGTCCTGGCCCTGAACGGGGCCATTGCTCTAATTGAGGCCCCGAGGATGTTCATTCTCGACTACAATTTCAGCGAACAGCTAAAGGCTATGGCGGGGCATCCTGTGGAGCTACATTCTCGGGTCCCTGGCGAGCGGTCTCAGCGCACCAAGGGCAAGATGGAAGATTTCCCTAATGTGGATTTTTGGCACGATCTCCCGGTAACCCAAGGCGGAACGGCGGTGGCTGCGGCGGCTTGGCTTAATCGCGAAGGTTACGATCAAATTATTTTGGCCGGTTGTCCCTTTGATTGGGCTCTAGGGTATGCTGATGGCGCGAGAGTGGTTAAGACGACTAAGACTCAAGACGACTACGTCACTAAATTCCACCGCGACGGATTGAGGCAGACTTTCCTCTCCGGCGCTTTAGGTAATACGGTTTCAATGAGCGGATATTCCCGCGATCTTTTAGGGGCTCCTCGATGGCAACAGACATAGACATCTGCGCTCAATCCCTCCTGCGGTTGGCTGAAACGCCAATTTCATCCTTTACCCAGGATGACAGCGATGCCGCGACCATCTGCGCCAACCTATATCCATCATTCAAGCGCACCATCCTGACGCTGTATAAATGGCGGATCACGATGAGAAAGCGCCAACTGTCCCGGCTTTCCGAGACCCCGCTCAATGAGTGGAATTATGCCTACCAGCTCCCTTCCGACATGATGTCCCTAAAGGCTGTCATGACTTCGCTAAACGTCAACTCTCCCGAAACAACCGATTATGAGGTCTTTGGCCGTGAGCTGCACACTAACGAGGAAGTCATTGTCGTTGAGTACCAGATCGAGGTCGACGAGGACCAATGGCCGCCCTACATTGAGGAGCTTGCCAAGCTGGCCTTTACGGCGTTGATTGCCCCTGCCGTCACTGATCAGGTAAGCTCTGCGGAAAAATGGGAGATCAAGGCTTTTGGCACGCCTGCCGAGCGAGGCCAGGGAGGATACTTTGCAACGGCAAAGGCCATCGATGCTCAAGGCGTGCCAGCGCAGGTTATTGACAATTATACTCTAGTTGAGGTCCGTAACTAATGGCAAGGATGTTCGCACTTCGAAGCAACTTCACAAGAGGAGAACTTGACCCGCTCCTCGTCGCTCGTCGCGACCTCGNGGCTTACCGTAACGGACTAAGCAAGGCCCGGAATGTTTTGATCCAGCCGCAGGGCGGGGCGAGGAGGCGGCCTGGGCTCAAACATATCGATGTTTTGCCGCCTGAAATAGAAGAGATAAACCTCTCTACCGCAACGGTCACGGCTCCCGAGGGCGGCACCGCAGGCAATGCTTATGATGATAACGAGGCATCGTTTGTTATTGGCGGGGCAATCGGAACAACCGATCCTTATGTCCTGGTCCATATCGATCTCGGAGCTGCCGAGCATATCTGGTTTTTAGACTGCCGAGTCCTTACCGTGAGTGCGGGAACGAACCGACGAATTCAGGCTGCAGTATTCAACCGACGATGTGGCCTGGACCGATGCAATGGTCTTCGATGAGGTCTCGACAACGGCAATATCAAGGCGGGCAAGGGTCGATTCAAGTGTTCGTTATCTGCGGCTGGCTAAGGTCGGCGGCACTGACATGACGACAGCAACTGCCCAGGTGGGCGAAATCGATGTCTGGCGAGCCAGTACAAATCTAACAAGCAACCTGTTCGGGTTGGAATTTGGCGAGGAATTCGACTAATGGCTGATACAGTTCGCACAATCACAAATATGCTGACCAACCTTTTCCAGGACGGACAAGCGGCTGGCAGCATTGTCGCTCAGAGGGTTCGTGACCTTGTCGTCTCTGCCGCTCCTGCTCATGGGTCCTGCTATTTCTCCTCGGCAGCCGCGACGGTCATTGCCGTTACCGGCACATACACAAAGGTCCTTGGGACGACGACACTAAACGCCGGGCCTAATTTGGTTGACATGCCTGCCGACAATCGACTTCGCTATACCGGGGCAGCGGCTAAACATTTCAGCTTGGACTGTTCGTTCTCCGTGACGAGCCCATCATCCAATCAAGTCATGGGCGTAAAGTTCTGGCACTATGACGACTCAGCAGGTTCTGGATCTTACCTCGATTCTTCTGAGATCAGGCGCAAGATCGGAACCGGAACCGATGTTGGCGCGGGTTCATGTCATGGTGATGTTCTGCTTGATACAAACGATTATATTGAGCTGCACCTGACCAACCACACAGGAACCAACAACATCCAGATCGATTATATGTATATGAGAATTGTAGGTCTGTTGGATTAAATGCAATGGCGAGAAAAGGCAGGGTAATCAGTTTCGAGTTCTCAACCACCCAGACTTATATCATGGTGGTGACGGATCAGAATATTGCCGTCTTCAAGGATGATGTGTGGCAGGCTGACATCCAAGCTCCGTATCTTGACGCCGAGATGAATGATATCTCGTGGTCTCAAAACCTGGATACTCTCCTGATTTTTCATGAGGACCATCATACCCAGGGCATCCAGCGCCAGGGAGCCCATGATGAATGGAACATCAGCGACTGGGCTTATACCAATATTCCGAACTATGATTTTGGTTCCGGGGCCGAGGCGGTGATCTCTGACTCAAGAGGCTGGCCTCGGTGTGGTGCTTTCTTTGGTGGTCGTCTTTATGTGGCAGGCCTCAAGAGCAGGCCATCGACCATCTTGGCAACAAAGGCAGGAAGCTTTACGGATCTGGACTCCTCAACCACCGATGCCGACATGGGGCTCGATGTTACGGCCTTGGGTGATCAGGTGGTTTCATTCCATGCCATCTTCGCCGGTCGACACCTACAGTTTTTCAGCAGCTCCTCGGAATTCTATGTCCCGGTCTCTGAAAACGAGGGAATCACGCCGACCAACTTCGTCTTGCGGGATACGAGCAACCGGGGCAGCCAGAAGGGTGTCATGCCTTTCTCTGTGGACGGTGCGACGATGTTCTTGCAGCGCGGCGGCAAATCCCTCCGGGAATTCCTTTTCGTCGATTCCGAGGCAGCCTATCAAGCCAACAACCTTTCCCTCCTCGCCTCTCATTTGGTGAGGACACCAACCGACATGGCACTCCGGCGCTCGATCAATACCGACGACGCCGATTATGTCTGGATGGTGAACTCGGACGGCACGCTTGCCAGCTTCTGCACCCTCCGGCTTCAAGACATCAACGCCTGGACCTTGCAATCGACCGAAGGACAGTTCGTCGCCGTGAACACAATTCTTGAAGACACATATGTTCTGGTTGATCGCACTATCCAGGGGACATCCTGCTTTCATCTCGAGAAGTTTGTTGATGGCACATACACCGATGACAATGTGACGGGCGGCGCGGCTTCATCCGTGTCCGGCTTGGATTGGATAGAAGGCGAAGAGGTCGAGGTCAGGCTTGACGGGACACTCCAGAATAACAAAACGGTGGCGAGCGGTGTTGTAACCTTCGACAGGCCATCGACGACATCATATGAGATTGGGCTTCCCTTCCCAGATGTCACCGATGACTTCGACGACAATGACGAAGACCTGAACACCGGCCAGCAGATTTTTATGCGGTCGATGCCTGCCGAGGAGGCGCTGCCGGAAGGCACGCAGATTGGCCGCAAGAAGAGAATCGTCAATGTTACCTGTTTGGTAAACGAGACACTCGGACCTTAAGATCAACGGGAATTTTGTGGCGACTCGGAAATTTGGCTCTGGTCTTCTCGACACCGCGCCCGACCCGGTAACAGGAGAGATCAGGGCGCACTCAATTCTCGGGTGGACAGAGAACGGATATGTTAAACTCAGCCAGGATGGAGCCAACCCGCTCAACATCCTCGGCATGGCTTACAAGTTAGGGGTCTGAGATGGTCACGGCAGCGGTAACATTCTTTAGTGCGGCATCAGGCACAACGGCGGTCTCAGGCGCGGCGTTAGGCTCTCTTGCTGCTTCTGGCGCGATAGCTACTGCGCCGACGCTAGGGGCAGCGGGCCTGTTTTCTTCCGCTGGCCTCGCAGCCGGGGCGGCAACCCTGACCTCGGCAAGCTCGGTGGCGTCCCTTCTCAGTGGTGGCCTAACCATTGCCTCGTCTCTCTCCAGTATGCAGGCGGGGCAGCAACAGCAGGCGGCACTCAATCAGCAGGCCATGATGTCTGATCTGCAGGCAAGGCAGGAGCTTCTCAAGGGGCAGAAGGATCATGTAGACGCCCTCACAGAATTAAATGACGCACTCGCCCACAACACCGTTGCAGGTTTTGCTCGAGGCCTCACCGGGTCAGGCTCTGTCGGTCAAGCATCACTTGACGCTATCAAGAAGGCCGAATTTGAGATAGATATAGACAGGGGCAGCGCAGAGATCAGGGCGGGGGCAAAGAGAATGCAGGGCGACCAGTTCCGACTCGAGGGCAGGGCCAAGAAGACTGCAGGCCAAACGCAGGCACTTTCGACGGTGGCACAGCATGGTCTCAGGGTGTTAGAGCGAGGGGATTTTTAGATGGCGGAATCCATCAACAGGGTGAACTTCAAGGGGCAGGTTGGCGACATCCCGTCAGTCAGTGTTTCGACCGGGGCAGCCGATGCAATGGCAGGCCTTGCTAACACCTTGAACGGTTTCAGCATGAAGCTGCAGGATAAGCTAGACACTAATGCCGCTGTTGAATCCGCCCGTCAGGGTGCGATCGATGGTGCCGAGAAGCAGCTTGACGATGACCTCATGTTTAACCCGACAATCCGGGGCAAGGCTTATACCCAATCGGCGGTCAACACCTATAAGACCAGGGTCGACCTCGACGCCAGAAAGAAAATTAGCGAGATCGCAGCCAAGTATCCAACCGACCCCAACCGGATGAAATTTGAGCTTGATGCCTACAAGACCGGCGTCATGGAATCTATGCTGCCGGATGTGAAGGCCGCCTTTGGCCTGTCGTTCGACATCAACTCTCAGGCCTCGATCTCAGGGGCCAACAAGAATATGATCGGAGCCAAGCAAAAGAAAGCTGATGCCGAGGCCCTGGCGCTTGAACACCAGCTTCATATTGGAGTTCAAAAGGCTGCGAGCGGGGCTTTGTCTGCTGACCGAAACCTGCGGAGAGCATCCCAGGACCAAATTCTCCTCTCCCGGAAAGAGCTGGTGGCGAAGTATTCCTCAACCATCACCGATGCCTTTGGCAATCAGGTCCCGGCGTTTGATCCCAAGGACGGGGTGAAGGCCCTGCATGAATTTGATCAAACAGTTATGATGTCCGGCATCTCTGGCTGGTATGCCGAGCAGGTAGAAAAAGGGCGCACTGTCCAGGCCATGACGGAATTCACTCGGGGCGGCGGCCCAATGTTTACGACCCACGATGACAAAGGGAACCTCGTTCAAGTGCCAGCCTCTGATGGCCTGACCGAGAAAAACGTCGCTAAGATCACAACTCAGATGCAAGCGGGCATTAAGTTTTCCAATAGTCAGGTCAAGCACGAGAACGCTCTTAGTGATCGGAGGGTCAAAGAGACGAGCGACAAGGCTCTCAATCTGTTTGTTAGCAATGCCAAATTTATCCAGCGCGATGCCATGATGCCGCTGATCATGAGCAACCCAAACATCGATGGGCCAACCAAATTAAAGATACAGAGCATCCATTCAAAGTATGGGCTGGGCTCTCCAGATGATGTGCGGGTTGTTAGAGAGACCAGAGCCAACATCCTCAATGGTGCAATAACCGACCCATCGAACCTGCCCGTCGAAGGGCTTAGTGACGAGACCAGAGCCGAGTATGAAAACCTGATCTTGACGACGAAAGATAAAGCGCACTTTTCCGTTCAGAAAGATTATGGATCAGCTCAGACTTACCTGCGGAACTATTTCGGCGTTCCTGTTGGCTCGGTTATTGGTGGCAATCAGTCAGCCAAACAGAAACGGGTGGGCGAGGCCTTGGTCGATTTATTCGAGGCAGCAGATGACGCGAGCCGGAGACGCCAGGGCCAGATAGAGGCCGCACAACGCGACCCATCAGTCAAGATTGATCCTCCGTTTGATGCGGTAAAATGGGCAAGGGACCGGAGAAAAGAAGACATTGAGACCTTTGGTGCCGATGATGGCGGAGCTTCTGCCCTCGAAGCGGCTATGGCAAAGCGACAGACCTTGATGAAGGACACAACGCTCGAGGCTGCCGACCGTAAGGCACAGCTCGCAGCGCAAGATGCAATCATCGCCCAACTCAGAAGTGGTGGAACAAATTAATGGCTGACACTTTCCATGAAGAATATCGCCGCAGGGCCAACGAGTTTCACTCTCCCGAGCAAAGAGATGCGCGGCTCGACGACGCCGTCGCCCAGCAAGAAGCAGAAGCTGCCAAGACGGCGGAGCCTGCGCCTAGCAGAGAGTTCATCGTCGAAGAGGGCGGGCGCAACTTCATCATAGAAAACCGAGACGGGCGCAACTTCCTGGTCGGTGAGGAAACAAAGGATAAGTCAGGGGTTTCCATCATGTTGGGAGGAAATGATCCCGAGGTTGATGTCCCAACTCCCCAAGGCCTTGGCACCAAGACTGAGGGGCCTCGCCCCAGGTTTTCGAGTGACCCGACAGTGGCCGACCGGTTTGGTGAGCTGCTTAAACCGATGACCGCCGAGGAATTTTCTCAGAGCCCGATGGCAAATATGGCTATTGCTTCCCTGGCCCCTGTCGCCGGGTTGGCCGAGGGCCTGCCGGAGGGTGTCGCGAATATCGCAGCAGCTCTCGGTCTCGTTGACCAAAAACAGGTCAACGACTTCTTCAAGGCAGCCGATGATGCAATCGCCCCCTTGCTCCAAGGCAGACCTGTTGCGGAATTTCTCAAGGAAGGTGGCGAGGTTATCGGGCAGATTGGCCCAGTGACTGGTGCTGCCACCAAGCTATTCATGGGGGCTGGGGTCCCGGCCTTTAAGGCTACATTGGCATCTGAGGCCCTAGCCGGTTTCTTTACCCTTTCTCCCGAGCAGGAGAACCTCGCCAACCTGATCCCCGAGGACAGTGAGCAGTTTGCTGCAGTGCGAGATTTCCTGGCTATCGATAAGGACGACAACGACTATATAAACCGATCCCGCAATGCTGCCGAGGCAGT